GAGCAGATGGTGATGAGGGTGATATAAATTTTATAGACACCTCTGATAAAGTTGTTTCAGATTATCCTGCAAGCACTAGAACATGCACTAGTTGGAACTTTGCGCCAAGATCAGGAGAATTGATTTTGTTTCCTAGTGGTCTAATGCATATGGTAGAACCCAATATAACCGATAAAGAAAGATATAGTATCTCTTTCAACTTAGTACATGAAGTTAAAGGCAACCTGCACGGTGACATTGAGAATTATAACGAAAATGAATTTGTTTTCGATTTAAATGAAAAAGGTGACCCCATACTGAGATAGATTTTCTAAATAGAGGTATGGAAATTATAGTAGACGCCCACCTCATATGGAATGTAATACTTACGCTGTTACTAGGACCTTTAGGTTTTCTAGTACGAAATATATTATCCGAACAAAAAAGAATTGATATTCTGCTTAACAAAACAAGAGAAGAAGTTGCAAAAGACTATGTAACAAGAGACGAACTAGCAGAAGATATGGAAAGATTAATGAGGTCGATTGAGAGAATTGACGCTAAAATAGATCGTTTGCAGAACAGAACTTACTTCCAAGATTAAAATCATTATAAATAGTAGTAGAACATAATTTTTATGGATTATTACTATGTCAGAACCAAACAGTAAAGCATCATTAAAAGAATACATTAAGAGAAAACTAGGTGCGCCAGTATTAGAGATCAATATAGATGATGATCAATTAGATGATAGAATTGATGAAGCGCTTCAATATTTTAGAGAGTTTCATTATGATGGATCGATCAAATGTTATCTAAAACATCAATTATCTGCAGATGAAATAACCACTATGAGGTCAGATGAGACCTTTACAGAGACAGCAGCAGGTTCTCAAGTCCATACAGATCAGCAATACAAACTACAACAGAATTACATCACATTACCTGAGTTTGTTTTGTCAGTTATAAACATATTCCCATTTAACGACAAACACAATCTCAATATGTTTGATCTTAGATATCAATTGAGACTGAACGATATCTATGATTTGACAGCGACCAATATTTTGTATTATGAAATGGTACAACAACACATTCAATTAATGGATCAAGTGTTGGTCGGTAGAACACCTATCAATTATTCAACACATCAAAATAGATTGTACTTACATATGGATATGAGTAGTATAAATGCAAATGAGTATATCATCATTGAGTGTTATAGAAAAATCGATCCTACAGACTTCACAGACATCTACAACGACATGTGGTTGAAAAGATATGCAACTGCATTAGTAAAATACCAATGGGCGGAGAACTTATCCAAGTTCTCAGGAATACAATTGCCTGGTGGTGTGCAATTAGATGCAGCTCAGATGAAGACAGAGGCACAAGAAGCAATTACAAAATTAGAAGAAGAATCCAGACTGAATTATGAAATGCCAGTTATGGATCTTATGGGGTAGCTAAATGCCAACCAATGTATTTTTTAACCATGCAGTAAGTACTGAACAACATCTTTATGAAGATTTGGTTGTTGAGTCTTTACGCTTTTACGGTCATGAGGTATACTATTTACCTAGAGAGATTGTAGAAGAAGATAAAATACTAGGCGAAGATGTCCAGTCTACATTTGGTGATTCTTATCAAGTAGAGATGTACTTAGATAATGTTGAAGGTTTTGAAGGCGAAGATTTATTTTCAAAATTTGGTGTTCAAGTACAAGAAGAAGCAACATTCACATTAGCACTCAGAACTTGGGAAAGATTTATTTCGTTAGACAGTAACCTTGCAACAGGTCTAAGACCAAATGAGGGTGATCTCATATACTTCCCACTTTCAGGTTCATTGTTTGAAATACGATATGTAGAAGATCAAAATCCTTTCTTCCAAATAGGAAAACTTTTTGTCTTTAAACTCAAGTGTACATTATTCGAATACTCAGGCGAAGACTTCGATACAGACATTACTAATATTGATCTTGTTGAAGATCAGAATGCATATACCATTCAACTTACAATGAATGAGGGCGGTTCAGGCACATATTATGCCAATGAAAATATAACTTACAATAGTACCGTTGTTGGTGAAGTCGTATCGTGGGTAGCTTCAACCAGAAAACTAACAATCAAAGATGTAACTCGAACATTGTTAGTTGGCGATACACTTGTTGGTGCAAAAAATAGCGCATCATACACAATTGCAACTATAACAGACATTCTAACAATTAATACTAATGAAGGTCTTGCAACAAATAAAGAATTTGAAGATAATGAAACAAGTTATTTAGACTTCAGTGAGACAAACCCATTCGGTGAACCCTAATGTTTGGAACATATTTTTATAATCAAACTATAAAGAGAAGTGTATCTATCTTTGGTACTCTTTTCAACAATTTAAAGATCAAAAAAACTAAGGCAGATGGCACTGTTCTAACTGAACAGGTTGTACCTATTTCATATGGTCCAAAACAGAAATGGTTGCAAAGACTTAATCAAGACCCTAAATCGAGAGACGCCAACATTACTGCAATGTCTTTACCTAGACTTGCATTTGAAATGACTGGTTTTGAATATGATGCTACTAGACAACAAAACAAACTTATAAGACATTCAAAGTCTACAACAGAAACAGATGGTACAAATAGAAAGTTCATGTATCAACCTGTACCATATAATTTAAATTTCACCCTTAGTGCTATGTGTAAAAATATGACAGATGCATTACAAATTGTAGAACAAATTTTACCATATTTCCAACCAGAATATACTGTTAGTATGAAAATGATCGATGACATGTCAGATGTAAGAGATGTACCTATAGTACTGAATAACATAACTTTAGAAGATTCATATGAGGGAAATTACGAAGAACGAAGAGTTATAACATATAACTTAACTTTTACAATGAAAGTATACTTCTTCGGACCTGTTTATACTGGTGGAATTATCACCAATGTTATTGAAAGAGAATACATTAACGATCAGGCAGGTTTATTTACAACAAGTCAAATAGATCAATCAGGTCTAGTCAAAGAAGTCAAACATTACGAACCTGCATTCTCAGCGATTGCAAATACAGTTTCTAACTCAACTACAATCACTTTTGATACTGCAATAAATAGTAAGATAAGTGTTGGAGATGAAGTATTTTACACAGGAAACACACCTAATCCAACAATCAGTAGTATTGCAAGCGATAAATTATCAATCATATTGAATACTGCTGTAACCATAACTGAACCAAAAACAATTATGTTTGTGGGTTCAGTTGAACCAACCGATACATTTGTGGTTGCAGAAACAGTGACATTTTATGATGATGGTGCCAAAGAGACATTTAGTGAAACAGATGATAGTTAATTATGCCAAAAGATATAGATTTAAAATTAGATGATATCTTAGATATCTCTTCTGAAATAAAAACTAAAACAGCAGAAGTAATCAAAAAAGTTCCTGAGAAATCTCAGAGCATTGAAAATGATTACAAATACACAAGAGAAAATCTCTACAATCTTGTTGAAAGAGGACAAGATGCAATTGATGGCATACTAGATGTCTGTAAAGAAACAGAAAATCCTAGAGCATATGAAGTTGCTGGTCAACTTATAAAAACTGTAGGTGAAACTGCAGAGAGACTTTTAGATATACAAAAGAAACTAAAAGATTTAGAGAAAGAAGACGAACAGAAAATAGGAGTTCAACACAACCACCTTTATGTGGGGTCAACTTCAGAACTGCAAAAGTTTCTAAAAAAATCAAAAACAGATGGTTAATCCAAAAAACGAAGGATATTTGGGAAATACTCTAGTTAAGAGAGCTGGAGTTGAAACCAAGTATACAGAAGAGGAGATGCAGGAATACTTAAAGTGTTCCCAAGAACCTGTTCACTTCATAGAAAATTACACTCAAATTATTTCACTAGATGAGGGGTTGGTGCCATTTACTCTTCGTGGATATCAAGAAGGATTAATAGATCATTATAATTCAAATCGTTTTAATGTCGTTCTTGCAAGTAGACAAAGTGGTAAATCGATCACATCTTGTGCATACTTATTATGGTTTTTATTATTTCATCCAGAAGTAACAGTTGCTGTTCTTGCTAACAAAGGTGCAATTGCAAGAGAGATGATAGCAAGGATCGTAACCATGTTAGAGTCTGTTCCTTTCTTTCTACAACCTGGTGTTAAGATACTTAACAAAGGTTCAATTGAATTTGCAAACGATTCTAAAATAGTTGCGGCTGCAACATCTTCATCATCTATTCGTGGTATGTCAATTAACTTACTATACCTCGATGAGTTTGCATTCGTTGAGGGTGCAGAAGAGTTCTATACATCAACATATCCTGTGGTAACCTCAGGTAAAGATTCAAAGGTTATCATCACATCTACTGCAAACGGTGTTGGTAATATGTTCTACAAGATATATCAGTCTGCTGTTCATAATCAATCAGAGTATAAACACTTCACTATTAACTGGTTTGATGTGCCTGGCAGAGATGAGGAGTGGAAAAAACAAACTATTGCAAACACCTCAGAGGCACAGTTTGAACAAGAATATGGTAATAGTTTCTTAGGAACAGGTAACACACTTGTGAATGCAGACACACTATTAGGAATGATGGCAAGAGAACCAGAGTATGTTCAGAACTCATTTAAGTTGTATGAAAAACCACAAGAAGGACATGTATATGTATGTGCCGTTGATGTATCAAAAGGTCGTGGTTTAGACTATTCGACATTTAGTATTTTTGATACTTCTGTACAACCATTCAAACAAGTTGCAACATATAGAGACAATATGATCAGTCCTATGTTATTTCCAGACATCATAAATAAGTATTGTAAACCATATAATGATGCATTGGTTATAGTTGAAAACAATGCAGAAGGCGCTATGGTTGCTACACAATTGCATTATGATATCGAATATCCAAATGTTTTCACACAAGGACAACTGAAAGCAGAAGATATTGGTATAACTATGACCAAAAAGATTAAAAGAATTGGTTGTTCTACTCTAAAAGAACTAACAGAAGAAAATAGATTAGAGTTAGTAGATAGAGATACTATCACGGAGTTTATGACTTTTGTTTCAAAGGGAAACACTTTTGAAGCAGATAGAGGGTTTCATGATGATTGTGTGATGAATTGTGTATTATTTTCATGGTTTGTAACCACCGATTATTTCACACATTTAACAGATAAATTAGTAAAAAATTTGTTGTATTCGGAACAACAGAAACAAATTATTGAAGATATAGTTCCAGCAGGTATTTTTGATTATCAAGGAGATGAATCATTTGTTGATCCTAATGGCGATAGATGGTTTCTTGATGTTGTTGAATAATGCTAGATTATAAATAAAACCGTAAAACAAACTTTTTACATTAACAGGAGAAAAGTATGGCATTTCAAGTATCACCAGGCGTACAAGTCAGCGAAATAGACTTGACAAATGTTGTGCCTGCAGTATCAAGCACTACGGGTGCTATCGCAGGTACTTTCACATGGGGCCCTGTTGATGAAGTTATAACAGTTTCAGACGCTAAAGGTTTGGTAGATGAGTTCTTTTCACCTGCAAACACAAATGCTGGAGCTGAAGACTTTTATTCAGCAGAAGCATTCTTGAAGTACGGTTCATCATTAAGAGTAATTAGAATTAACACAACTGGTTTGTATAGTGCAAACCAAGGCGCTAATTCAACAACACTTCTTAAGAATGAAAGCGAATACGAATCAACATACCAAGACGGTTCACAAAATGCAACCGTTGGTACATTCGTAGCAAGATATGCAGGTGCCTTAGGAAACTCATTAAAAGTTTCAGTATGTGCTTCATCCGATGCTTATTTCAACGATAGCGTAACTGCTGTAAATAATACGGCTAATGAAGCCGCAGGTCAAACAGTCATCACAGTAGATGATGGTTCTGTATTTACAGTAAGAGACATCATTAAGTTTGCTGGACATGATACAAAATATCGTGTCACAAACATCGCTACTAACGATATCACTATTGAAGCATTGGGCGAACCTACAGGCACTGGTCTAACAACAACAGTAAACGATAATACTAATATTGACAGATATTGGGAGTTCTACAATTTATTTGATAGAGCGCCAGGAACATCTGCTTCAGCAACAGCCGCTGGCGGTTCTGCTGACGAAATACATATTGTTGTCGTAGACGAAGACGGTATAATTACTGGAACTAAGAACCAAGTTTTAGAGATTCACGGTTTTGTATCTTTGGCATCTGATGCGAAAGATTCAGTAGGTAATTCAAATTATTATAAAAAGGTTTTAGAAAGAGATTCTAAATGGATTTGGTGGACAGGTCACTCAACAACTATGATGAGTTCTGCAACTGCAGATGTGACTCACTCAACTTCAACAGGTAGTCCTTTTTCAAGACCTTCTACTCCGCAAAATTCATCACTAAGTGGTGGTGCAGACGGCAGATCCCCAACTGCTGCTCAAAAATACGGAGCATGGAACACACATTTTGCAGATGCAGAAACAACAGACATATCAATTCTAATCACAGGTTCTACAAGAACTGATAACGGTTCAGGAACAGATCAAGATGTAGTTGCAGATCACAATACAATTGTGAATCAAGCAATACAACTTTGTGAAACTAGAAAAGATTGTATGGTAGTTGTTTCACCAAGAAGATCATCTGTTGTAAATGTAACATCTGAATCAACACAACTATCAAATGTACTTGCAGATTACGCTTCAGTAACCTCAAGTTCATATGCAGTGTTGGATTCAGGTTGGGTATATCAGTACGATAGATTCAATGATAGATATGTTTGGGTACCAGGTAACGCTCACACAGCGGGTATCATGGCAAGATCAGACTTATTAAGAGACCCATGGTTCTCACCTGCTGGTTTCACAAGAGGTCAATATCTTGGAATCACTAAACTTGCTTTCAATCCAAAACAAGCAAGTAGAGATGATTTATATCGTGCAAGAATCAATCCAATCGTTACATTCCCAGGTCAAGGAACAGTATTGTTCGGCGACAAAACAGCATTAACATCACCTTCTGCTTTTGACAGAATCAATGTTAGAAGACTGTTTATCGTATTAGAGAAAGCAATCGCAACTGCTGCTAAGGCACAACTCTTTGAATTCAATGATGCATTCACAAGAGCACAATTCAGAGCTGCAGTAGAACCTTTCCTAAGAGATGTGAAAAACAGAAGGGGTCTTGTAGATTTCTCAGTTTTATGTGATGAAACAAACAATACAGATACAGTCATTGACAGAAATGAATTTGTTTGTTCAATCTTTGTAAAACCTGCAAGGTCAATTAACTATATAACTTTAAACTTTGTTGCTGCTAGAAGCGGTGTAGAGTTTGAAGAAATCTACGGAGCAGTTTAACAGGAGTAAACAATGGCAAGTATAGATCAATTTAAAGCACAACTAATCGGAGGTGGACCAAGAGCCAACCGATTTAGAGTATTCATTCCTAGAACAGGAAATAGAATCGAATTCTTGTGTTCAGCTGCTCAGATTCCTGCTGCTGATATAGGTGAGATTTCAGTTAAATGGATGGGTAATGTATTAAAATTACCTAGTGACAGAGCATTCGCAGATTGGACTGTCACAATCATTAATGACTTGGAATTCTCAGCAAGATCAGCATTAGAATTGTGGCAAGGTGAAATTGCCGGTTATGGTGATTCCGTAGGTTCAACATCTTTAGATTTTATGATCGACAGAGCATATGTTGAACAATTGGATAAATCAGATGCAGTTTTAGCAAGATATGAATTCTTCAATATGTGGCCGAAAACAATTGGACCCATCACTCTCAGTTATGAAACTGGTGGTGAGTCATTGGAAACTTTTGATACCACATTCTCTTTTTCACATTGGGAAAGAGCACTTTAATTAGTGAGATATAACGCCCTATAAGGTGTTATAAATAAGATTATGGAATTATTCGGGTTTGAAATCACTCGTAAGAGAGATGAACTAAGAGCAACTGAGGTCGCTAAGGCGCCCTCATTTGTTCCACCTGTTGATGATGACGGCACTCCTGTCATACAATCGCAACCAGGCGGTTTTATTACAGGAGGCGCATATGGTTCATTCATTGACATGGAAGGTGGTATTAAGAATGAGGCAGAACTCATTCGAAGATACCGAGAAACTTCTTTAATTCCTGAAGTTGATTCAGCGATTGAAGATATTGTTAATGAGTGTATCACTTCTGATAGTTCAGATAGGATAGTATCACTCGATCTCAGAGATGTGAAACTCTCTGATAGTATCAAGTCAAAGATACAAGATGAGTTTTACCATATCCTAAACATAATGAAGTTCAATCAGAACTCTCATGAACTTTTCAGAAAATGGTACATAGATGGAAGAATTTACTTTCATAAAGTTGTTGACAGTAAAAGACCTAAAGCAGGTATTGTCGACTTGAGAAATGTTGATCCTATAAAGATCAAAAAAATTCGTAATATTGAGAAAGAAAGAGATTCTAAAACTAAAGTTGAAAGAATCAAAAAAATAGAAGAGTTTTATCTCTTCAACGATAAAGGTTTTGATAAGTCTGGTTCAGGCGAGGGTAATACCGTCAAAATCGCACCTGAGGCAGTAACATATACTACTTCAGGTTTACTTGACTACACAAAGAATGTTGTAGTCGGTTATTTGCATAAGGCATTGAAAACTGCAAATCAGTTATCAATGATAGAAGATGCTCTAGTTATATACAGAATATCAAGAGCGCCTGAAAGAAGAATCTTCTACATTGATGTTGGTAACTTACCAAAAGCAAAGGCAGAACAATACCTTGCAGATACAATGAACAGGTATAGAAATAAACTTGTTTATAATGCACAGACAGGTGAGATCAAAGATGATCGTAAACACATGTCTATGTTAGAAGATTTTTGGTTACCACGAAGAGAAGGTGGTAGAGGTACAGAGATCACTACTTTGCCAGGTGGGCAAAACTTAGATGATATCGCAGATATAGAGTACTTCAAAAAGAAACTATATCATGCATTAAATGTACCATTCTCTAGAATGGAATCAGATAACGGATTCAATATGGGTCGTACATCTGAGATTACTAGAGATGAATTGAAGTTTAATAAATTTACTAATAGACTTCAGAAAAAGTTTGCAAGAGTATTTGTTGACATTCTTAGAACTCAACTCATACTCAAAGAAATTGTAAGCGGTGAAGAGTTTGATGAATTCAAAGACTACTTACAATTTGATTTTGCAACCGACAACCATTTTACAGAGTTGAAGGATGCAGAAATACTTAGAGAAAGAGTTGATACTCTAAATTCTTTAGGTGATTTTGTCGGCAAATACTACTCACATGAATATGTAAGAAAGTATGTGTTAAGACAAACAGAAGATGAAATTAAGATCATTGACGCTCAGATCGAAAAAGAAAAAGATACAGGCGGAGATGAAAAAGAAAATGAATTTGGTGGATTTTAGGAGTAAACCATGAGTGAAATAAGTAAACAAATAGTAGATCAAATCGCTAACAAAGAATTTAGTGATGCAAAAGATTCAATCTTTCAAGGTCTACATAAAGCAGCTGCTGATACAGTAGACATGAAAAGAGTCGAAATGTCAACAGATTGGTTGAACAAAGAAAAGGAAGCTGAAAAGTAATGAAAACTTTCCAACAAATGAGTAAAGAATTGACTGAAGCAAAAATGAAATTGCCTTCTGGTCATAAAGAACTCAAAAGAGAAATTGTTAAAGTTGGAAGTAAATCATACGAATTAGTGTTTTCACAAAAAGGTAGTAAAGTACATGTCTTTTTAGACGGTATGGATACAGATGAAACATATAGAGACTTAAAGACTGCAGAAAAAGAAACTAAAAATATTAAAGCAGTTTTAAAACAAATGGGAGAAGAATTCTCATTTGAGGAATTTAAGGAGATTTTCAATGAAGTTAATATCTGAATATAACGATTACGAAGTTTCACCAGTTATCGTAGAACAAAACGAAAAAGGTGAGAAAGAATACTTTATCGAAGGTATTTTCATGCAATCTGAAATTAAAAACAGAAACGGTAGAGTTTATCCTAAAAATATCATGGAGAAAGAAGTCAGTCGTTACAGAGAACAATTCATTGATAAGAAGAGGGCATTCGGAGAGTTAGGACATCCTGAAGGCCCAACAATTAATTTAGACAGAGTATCCCATTTGATAACATCTTTAGAAGAAGATGGTAATAATTTCGTGGGAAGAGCAAAGATTTTATCAACACCAAACGGTCAGATTGTCAGAAATCTGATCAATGACGGTGCAAAACTTGGTGTGTCATCTAGAGGACTAGGTTCACTAGAACAAAAAGGTGATGCCCAATATGTAAAAGGCGATTTTCAGTTGGCAACTGCCGCTGATATCGTAGCAGATCCTTCTGCACCTGAGGCCTTCGTTGAAGGAATCATGGAAGGAGTAGAGTGGATCTACGAAAATGGTATTCTAAAAGCACGAAATGTAGAAAAAATGAGAGATGAACTCTTATCTGCAAAGAAAGTCAAATTAGAAGAAACCAAATTGAAACTATGGAAACAGTTCGTTGAGAACTTATAACATATAAATAAATAATAGAAAACTCAAACAGGAGAAACATATGGCAGAGTTAGATAAAAACCTAAAAGCAATTGAAGAGGCACAACAGCCTGATTCAAACGCTGAGAAAGGTGACAAAGTAGCTCCAAAACAAGGTTCGAGTGATGCTGAATCTATTGGATCAGGCAAAGCTCCTGTCGTCAAACCTGAAGAAAATCCTGTTGACAAAGCTGTCGATGCCGTTCATAAGGCAGAAGACGAAACTAAACCTGTCAAAGATGCAGTTAACAAATTAGCTGCACCTGCTGACAAAGGTGAAAAGTTAAAAGAAGATGAAGATTCAGATGAAGTTAAACTTTCTAAAATGGAATCCATCAAGGCTGTCGTCAACACTATGAAGGATATGACTAAGGAAGAACTTCTAAAAACTTTTGGTCAAATATCAGAAGAAGAAGTTGACGAAACCTTGACTAAAGCAGAAGTCGCCAGAAAAATCGTTGAAACTTTAAAAGGTATGGACGAAGCAGATGTTGCTAAGTTCGCTGAAGGTTGGATGAAAAAAGGCGAAGAAGAGGAAGAAGAGGAAGAAGTAAAAAAAGAAGAAGTAGAAGAATCTACTGAATCTTCCGAAGTTGAATCTTCACTAGTTGAGATTGAAGTAGAAGACGACCTCAATGCAATCTCAGAAGCACTCGAATTATCAGAAGAGAATGCTGAGAAAGCAAGAACAATCTTTAAAGCGGCTGTTCAATCTAAAGTAAAAGAAATTAAAGAATCTTTAGAATCTCAGTATTCAGAAGAATTAAAAACCTCAGTAGAAAAAGTTAAAGCTGATCTATCAGAAGCTGTAGACAAGTATCTATCATATTGTGCAGAAGAGTGGACGAAAGAAAACGAACTCGCAATCGAAAGAGGTTTGAGATCAGAAATGACTGAAAACTTTATCGAAGGACTAAAAACATTGTTCGTAGAACATTATGTTGATGTACCAGAAGACAAGTATGATGTTATTGATGAACTCGCAAATCGTCTTGATGAGATGGAAGCAAAACTTGACAGTGAAGTCCAAAAAAATATGGAAATAACTGAAGAGAACGACCAACTCAAAAGAGGCAACATTGTGAGACAGGCAGGTGAAGACCTAACTGAATCGCAAAGAGAAAAACTAAATTCTCTATCAGAAGGAGTAGACTTCAAAGATGCAGAAGATTTCGCAGAGAAAATTTCTGAAATCAAAGAAGCTTATTTCCCTACAGAGAAAGAAACTATTGCTGAAGAAACTGTAGTAGAAGAAGGTACAGGAAGTTTTGAAGATGAAAAATCTGAAAAAGTTTTCACACCTGAAATGTCACAGTATCTAAAAGCGGTTTCTAAATTAAAACCACTAAGTTAATTTTAAAGGAGAAAATGTAAAATGTTCTTATCAGAAAATTTACAACAAAAGTGGCAGCCTATTCTAGAGCACTCTGATCTTCCTGAGATCAAAGACAACTACAAGAAAGCTGTTACAGCAGTTATCCTCGAAAACCAAGAGAGAGCTTTATCAGAAGACAGAGCTACTCTTTCCGAGTCTGCACCTTTAAATGCTACTGGAAGTTCTGCTATTTCTAATTGGGATCCTATTTTGATCTCATTAGTGAGAAGAGCTATGCCAAATCTCGTTGCATACGACATTTGCGGTGTTCAACCAATGACAGGTCCTACAGGTCTTATCTTTGCTATGAAAGCAAGATATAACGACTATCCAACAGTTGGCCGTGAGAGTAAATCAGAAGCATTGTTTAACGAAGCTCGTTCAACATATTCTTCATCTGCTCAATCAACAGCTGCTGGTTTAGGTTTAGACCCTGTAAGTGATCCTTTTGATGCAACTGGTCCTGCCACCTACGCTGGTGATACAGGTTCAGGTATGTCAACAGCATCTGCCGAATCACTCGGTGATGCAGCTGGCAACCACTTTGCAGAAATGTCTTTCACAATCGAGAAAGCAACTGTCACAGCAAAATCCAGAGCACTTAAAGCTGAGTATACACTCGAATTAGCACAAGACCTCAAAGCAATCCACGGTCTTGATGCAGAATCAGAATTAGCAAATATTCTTTCATCAGAAATTCTTGCTGAGATCAACAGAGAAGTAGTTAGAGAAGTTAATCTTCAAGCAAAAACTGGCGCTTCTGCAACATCAACACCAGGCACATTCAACTTAGATGTTGATGCTAACGGTAGATGGTCTGTTGAGAAATTCAAAGGATTGTTGTTCCAAATCGAAAGAGAATCAAATGTTATCGCTAAAGAAACAAGAAGAGGTAAAGGTAACTTTATCCTTTGTTCTTCAGATGTAGCATCTGCTCTTTCAATGGCAGGCGTACTTGACTACGCTCCTGCTCTTTCAACTAACTTGAATGTTGACGATACTGGCAATACATTTGCTGGTCTTCTAAACGGAAGAGTTAAAGTTTACATCGACCCATATGCTGGTGTTGATTACTTGACAGTTGGATACAGAGGAAGCAACCCTTATGATGCAGGTCTTTTCTACTGCCCATATGTTCCATTACAAATGGTCAGAGCTGTTGGTGAAAACACTTTCCAACCAAAAATCGGTTTCAAAACAAGATATGGAATGGTACCAAACCCATTCGTAACATCTTCACCTTTGAGCGCCGTTTCAGGTGGTCGTGGAAACAACCAATACTTCAGAAAGTTAGCTGTTTCAAACATTCTGTAAGAATCTTACGATTCAAACTAAAGGGGATCTTTTTAGATCCCCTTTTTTTATGTACTAAATAATATAAATATCCTTAGGAGGGATTTGTTATGTCAGAATATGCAAAAAATGTGAAAGTGTTAGAAGGACCATGGGAGAAGAATGCTTTTCCAGATGGTGTAGAAACTACAAATGTAGTAAGTAGAACAGTGATCACACGATATGTTAAAGATGGTTATCTTTGCGAAGATGTCGTAACTAGAGAATACAAAAATGGTGATTACTTTGATGCAACTACAAACAAAAGGTTAATAAAACTTGGCAACTAATATCAATAAATCTATTCTCAATAAGAACAACTTTAAACTTCTTATTGACAAAGTTCCTACAGTAGAATACTATGTTCAAACTGTTACAATACCAGGTATGCAATTTACTGAAACAGTTCAATCTGCAGGTATTGGTTTAGATGCTTATTTTCCAGGCGATAAAATTTCATTTGAAACATTGTCTGTAAAATTTTTAATAGATGAAGATTTAGAAAACTATAAAGAGATTTATAATTGGATAAATTCTATAGTTCCTATTTCTAATCCTGCTGATTATAAAAACTATACTGATACAGTTACTACTGATAGTGGTCAATTCAGTTCGATAGACAATAATCTAAATCAGTATTCAGACATCACACTAGTGTTAAACACAAACAAAAATATACCTAATAGATACTTTAGATTCTATGATTGTTTTCCACTTTCATTGGGTGGTTTAGAGTTACAATCTGGTGGAGAGAATGAACCAGTGTCTTGTGAAGTGACTTTTAGATTCTCATATTACGATATAAATACCTCTAGTTAAAAACACATTTTCGTGTTATAATTATAGTATGAACTTGGATCAAATCAAAGAAATGTGGAAAGAAGATTGTGAGATAGATGATATCGAACTTGATAAATCTTCTTTAGAAGTACCTAAACTACATGCAAAATACTCAGAGTTGTTAACAGATAAAACTGTAGCATTAAAAAATTTACAGTTTAAGTACAACATATTACTAAGAGATAAGTGGTTGTGGTACAATGCGAAGTTAGATGAAGAGACTATTAGAAAGTATGGTTGGAAAGATGATCCTTTTGATGGTGTTAAAGTGATGAAAAACGATATGTCTTATTTCTTCAATTCAGACGAAGACTTACAAAAAATTTCTGCACAAGTTGAATATCATAAAATCACCATAGATTTTCTCAAAGAATGTATGCAGAACATTACTTGGAGACATCAAACAATTAAGAATACAATAGATTGGCGAAAATTCATGTCAGGTGTATAATGATATTAGAAAAGTATATTTGGGCATTACCAAATGCCTTTAGTGAAATTGAAGTGCAAGAGATCGAAAGACTTGCCTTAAAAAATGAAATACAAGATGCACTAATTGGTGACAATCAAGTTACAGAACATGGAGAAAGACACGAAGGAAAATCAAATAGTGAAATTCGTACTTCTTCTCTTAGATGGTTAGAAAATCTATCACAACCTTTAGAAGACAAGGTAGCCGATCTTGTCAATCAATGTTATTCTGAAACAGGTTGGTATTGGAATATACTACAACACCAAACATGGCAATATACAGTTTACAACGAACAACCTAATCGAAAAAAGGGCGACTTCTATACATGGCATACAGATGCTGGTCCAAACACATATCCTGATGGTACAATTAGAAAATTAAGTTGCACTATTCAATTGTCTGATCCAGATGATTATGAGGGCGGACACTTTCAGTGGTTAGATGCAACTGCAGAATTTGATAGAATGCAAGATTCTCCTATCATCAATATGACAAATTCAATACAAACTATACCTTTTAGTATGAAACAAAAAGGTACTATCATATTGTTTCCGTCTTTTTTACATCATCAAGTAACACCAGTATCGAGGGGTCAAAGAAAATCATTAGTATCATGGTTTGTAGGTCCTCCTTATGCCTAATTCTATTAAAATCACGCCTGTAGATGAGGTGTTTTTGCAAGTACATTGTGATGATGGTCTTGCAAGAGATTTATACGAATTCTTTTCTTTCACTGTACCCAATGCAAAGTTTATGCCTTCCTATAAAAATAAATTTTGGGATGGTAAAGTTAGACTCTTTTCTTTAAAAACTAAAAAGATTTACATAGGTCTATTGCCTTATGTAGATGAATTTTGTAAGGAAAGAGGATTTACCTTAGACGGTATTAATCTGGTCTTAGGCGACAAGGAGAGACTCTCAGACGAAGATATAGACTACTTTGTCAAGTCACTTGACTTGCCATTTGAACCGAGAGATTATCAACTGGAAGCATTCAAAACCGTAGCACAATATGGAAGACAACTGCTTTTATCGCCAACTGCAAGTGGTAAATCATTAATCATATATCTTATTCTTAGATGGTTTGAAGGAGAAATGCGATTCACTAACTCTTGTAAATCTATTGTTATCGTACCTACAACTTCACTTGTAGAACAAATGGCGAAAGACTTTGTAGATTATGGTTACAAAGATAAAGTCTGCAAGATATATCATGGTCAAGAAGTCTTTGATGCACCTATCACAATCACTACATGGCAATCATTCAGTAAAGCACCAAAAGAAGTACTTCAATCATTTGATGTTGTGATTGGTGACGAAGCACATTTATTCAAAGCACAAACTCTAAAAGGCATATTAGAGAAGATGAAACACACTTCTGTAAGAGTGGGTACGACAGGTACGCTTGATGGTACAGAAGTACATAGACTACAACTTGAAGGTCTTTTTGGGCCTGTTAAAAGAGTTACCACTTCTGCACAACTTATAGAAGAGGGAACAATAGCTGCGATTGATATACAATGTATCATACTTCGTCATACCAAACAATCTAAGATGAGTTACCAAGAAGAAATGGATTATCTTGTCTCTAATGAAAAACGAAATCAGTTTATAGTTAATCTTGTATCGTCTCTGAAAGGCAATACCCTAGTGTTATTTCAATATGTAGAGAAACACGGTGAAGTTTTGTACCCTATGTTGAATAATAGAGTGAAAGATTTACATTATGTTTATGGTGGTACTGATACAGATGATAGAGAAAAGGTCAGAGAGATTGTAGAGAAGTCTAAAGAAAGTGTTATACTAGCGTCATACGGTACATTCTCTACAGGTGTTAACATCAAAAGAATCAATAACATTGTTTTCGCATCGCCATCAAAGTCTCGCATAAGAAATTTACAGTCTATAGGTCGTGGTCTTAGAAAGTCAGAAGACAAAGACAATATGAGATTATTTGATATTGCAGATGATCTACAGACAGACAATTATACTTTAAGTCATCTAAAAGAAAGGATAAATATCTATAACGAAGAAAGTTTTCCTTATGAAATACAACAATTTGATTTAAAGTAATGGCAACAACAATAGACTTATTACCTACAAGATACGAAGTTCTCAGATTAAGAAACGGTGTTGAAATCTGCGGAATGACCAGAGACACAGGTACAAAAATTGTAATTACTTTACCTATGATCTGTAGACTTTCTGCACCATCTACAAAAGAAACTCTAGCAACTTTCTATCCATATGCACCTTTAACTTCTGATCATAATATAGAGTTTCCTCTTGATTATATTGTTCATAGAAACATTATGAACACACAATACATTCCTTTTTATGATGAAGCATCTTCTCAATGGATGACAATGATTGAAAATAATAGTATACCATTAATCGATCCAAAAGAATTCACAAAAGCAAAAGATTATATGGATGATGTTTTGCAAACAGTGATTGATGATATGAGAAAACACCGTTTTGAAGATGAAGAGTATGATCTCTATGAAGATCGTTACGAAGAGTTCGCAAGATCAAAAACTCCTAAAGATAAGAAAAAGATACATTAGGATTGTTTCCTTTATAAATAATCGCCGTATAACACACCGTTATACTAATTCATAAATGGAGTTTATAATAGAAATGACTGAATTGGTCGCAAAATTATCAAAGTTAAATAGAAAAAGAAAACAAGTCACACAAGCAGATGTTGTTGAAGGCTTAGAAGTAATGTTATTAATTACTATATTCGTTTCATGCACATACGCTGTTGCACCTATAGTATAATGAAAAAGTTAGAAACATGGGAAAAAGAGAATCTTCTTATGGCAGCTACTCTACTTATTCTAATGAATACATTCTTAGTAGGGTTCTTTCATTTTGCTAACATAGCATGAGTGATCTAAATACTAATAAGATATTGCAAGCAATCAATTTATCTCCGCCTCTAAACGAAAACTTTTTTGATAAGTTAGAGAAGATGCACCCAATGAGACAAATTGTTTATGCTACTGTATTACAGATCGTTGTATTTGGGTCTATGATGGTATCATTCTATCTACTACATCTATTATTTGGATAGCTTCTTAACCGCAACATAGTTATGTTAACATACGAATCTTAATTCGTAAACCCATTTTTTATAAAAAAGTCAAATCAATAAATACCTAAAAACCCCTTGTAGAAATAAGGGTTTTGGTGTATTATCCATACATGACTACAAAAAAACAAAATGAACATTATGTAAACAACAAAGAGTTTACAGAAGCAGTCGCCGAGTATTCTGAGGCAGTCAAAATTGCAGAGACTAAAGGTGAAGATTTACCAAGAATGTCTGAGTACATAGGAGAGTGTATCTATAAGATTGCAACTCGTTTATCTACTCGTCCTAATTTTATCAATTATACCTATAGAGACGAAATGATCTGCGATGCAATTGAAAACTGCATTCAATACATTGGTAACTTTAACAGAGAAAAGTCAGATAATGCATTCGCATATATTACTCAGATTTGTTATTATGCCTTTCTAAGACGAATACAAAAAGAAAAGAAACAAGTTTACATCAAACAAAAATCTATAGAAGAGTCAGGTATTACAATGGATGCCTTCGATACCTTTGATGGAACTCATGATCCTAATCTTATCAATACTAATATTGAATGGATGCAAGATAACATGACTCGTGTTGAGTATGAACCTAGAAAGTCAAAAAGACAAAAGAAACAATCAAAACTTAATTTAGAAAACTTTACAGACGAAGAATGATAATAGCCATATTGAACGACACACATTGTGGAGTTCGTGGAGATATGATAGAAATGGCCAAATATCAAGGCCGATTCTATAATGAAATTTTCTTTCCATATCTAGACGAACATAACATCAAACATATAATACATCTAGGTGATTACTTTGATCGTAGAAAGTTTATAAACTTTGCATCTATGAAAGCAAACATTCAACACTTCATAGAACCTATGACAGAAAGAGGCATCACTATGGACCTTATCATAGGAAATCACGACACTTACTATAAGAACACTAATGATGTGAATGCACCTGAGTTGTTATTATATAATCAACCTAATGTAAATGTTATCGCAGAGTGCGAAGTCAAAGAGTATGATGGTTTTAATATTGCACTTGTGCCTTGGATTAATAATGAAAACTATGCAGATTCAGTAGAGTTCTTACAGTCTGCAAATGCATCATGGTGTATGGGTCACTTTGAGTTTGAAGGTGCAATTATGCAACCTGGTATGACCTGTCAACACGGTTTAGATCATTCATATGTAAAGAGATTCGATAAAGTACTCAGTGGTCATTTTCATCATAAGTCAGAGTTTGCAAATGTCAGATATCTAGGATCACAAATGCAATTCACATGGTCAGACTATGGCGATAACAAATACTTTCACATCTTTAATACAGAAACACAAGAGATTACACCAGTTCTAAATCCACTTACAATGTTTGAAAAGGTGTTCTATGATGATACAAATGAAACTTTTGAAACTATTAGTAATAAAGATTATTCAAATGTAACAGGAAAGTTTACTAAGATTATTGTAGTTAATAAAGATAATCCATACTGGTTTGATACATTCTTAGATAAAGTACATGGTAATACTCCACTTCATGTATCAGTGGTAGATGATAACAAACACATGGATTGGTTGAATGACGAAGATATGGGTGAAGTTGAAGACACACTTACTATTTTAACCAAGTACATTGATGGTTTAGATATACAAGGAAAGAAAAAACCACTTTCAGAATTAATGACTTCGTTGTACCATGAAGCTCTTGATGAACACAATTACTTATGATAATTTTTAAAAAGGTTAGATATAAAAATCTATTATCTTCTGGTAATAAATTTACAGAGATACAACTAGACAAACATCAAACAACCTTAATTTTAGGTGAGAATGGTGCAGGCAAGTCCACATTACTAGATGCAATGTGTTTCGCACTTTATGGTAAAGGGTTTCGTAATCTTAAAAAAGAACTACTCATTAATTCAATCAATCAAAAAGAACTTCTAGTAGAACTAGAGTTTTCTATTGGCAAAAAAACTTACAAGGTTATTCGTGGTGCAAAACCAAATAGATTTGAGTTATACCTGAATAATACTTTAATCAACCAAGATGCAACTATGAGAGACTATCAGGAACATTTAGAGAAGAACATTCTCAAAATGAGTTATAGATCGTTTACTCAGATTGCTATTTTGGGTTCTGCAAACTTTACACCTTTCATGCAACTTCGTGCTGTAGAAAGAAGAAGACTTGTAGAAGACTTACTAGATATCTCTATCTTTAGTACAATGGGAGACATTCTAAAGAAAAGAATTTCTAGTCATAACATTGAAGTGAAAGAAACTAATCATGAAATCGATATTCTGGAAGAAAGAATCAGCGGTCTTAATGAACAACTTAATGCACTCCGTGAGAATCGTGAACAGAAACTTAAAAAGTTTGAAGGGACTGTTGATGAAACAAATAAAAACATTGACTCACTCATGGAGAGAATAAATGAAAAGACGAAAGATGTGGTGGAGAAAAAATCCACTATCAAGGATATCGATCCTCAAAAAGATCGACTTAAACAAGCAGTGGAGTTGGAGAGAAAACTCTCGGAAAATTATTCTAAAGCACGGAAACAAATAGAGTTTTACCAAACGAATGACGAATGTCCAACATGTAAACAAGGTTTAGATGAAGAACATAAGAAATCTCATATCAAAGAGATTGATGAAAAAGCAATTGAGTTTCAACATGCCATGGAACAAATATCAGAAACGATAAATGAGTCAAGAAGAAGATTGGAAGAAATTCAACAAGTACAGGATGAAATTGATACAATACAAAAGAAAATTGGTATACTTCAAACTGAGATTGTATCTAATCAAAAGTTCATTCAAAAGATTCAGAAAGAAATAGAAGACTTGAAGAATGAACAAAGTGGCAACTCTAATGTACAAGAGAGAATAGATGATAGTGAAGATAAGTTGGATATCTTACATAAAAAGAAAAAAAACTTAGTTGAACAAGGACACTATTTCGAAATAGGTCAGATGTTACTAAGAGACCAAGGTGTAAAACAAAAGATCATCAAGCAATATGTTCCTATTATGAATAAGTTGATCAATAAGTATCTTGCATCTTTAGAGTTCTATGTTGGGTTTGAGTTGAATGAAGCATTCGAAGAGACTATCAAATCCAGATTCAGAGACGAATTCAAATACGATAACTTCTCACAAGGTGAAAAGATGAGAATCGATCTTGCACTTCTATTCACATGGAGAGCAGTTGCAAGAATGAAGAATTCGGTGAATACTAATCTATTGATATTAGACGAAGTGTTTGATTCATCACTTGACACACAAGGTACAGATGACTTCCTAAAACTATTAAACACCTTGACAGAAAAAACAAATGCATTTATAATAAGTCATAAAGGAGATGCTCTATATGACAAATTCAATGACACCATCAGATTTGAGAAGTATAAAAACTTTTCTAGGGTCGCAGAGACATAAATAGTACCATGAAAAGTTTTTCAGAGTTCCATAGTATACCAACTAAGTTAGACTTACCAAAGGTTCAACTTCGTGAGCTAACAGTATCTCCATACTACACACAAAGAGGTCAAGCAAATCCATACTATGACCTAGATATTAAATTAGATGTAGTACAACAAACAGTAGGTAAAGGTGAGATCAGATTCAGAAATGTTGAGAACCCTAGTGGCCAAGAACTCCTATCAATCGGTAATGGAAAGTATTTCTTTCAAATAGAACTAGACGGAAAAGAAACGCCTTACTATGTCAGAACAACCAAGTCTGCAGTTAAAAGTCATTTTGGTATGAAACAAAGAAAAAATTCTACTGCCTCATCAAATGTCAACGAACTACTAACTGTATACTTTCTCTTGCATACAAATGAATTAAAAATGGATTCTAAAGAATGGGAATTGACAGTTACTAAAAAGAGTGGTGATACAGGTGTTCTACTTGGTGATGGTGGTAAACTTAGTTATGATCAATTAATATCTTTACTAGATGAAGATGACACTGCTGAAAGAGATATAAAAATTGGTATGTCAAATGCAGTTGCTGTAATAAAGGATCTTCAAGGTAGTTCTATAAAGAATGTTTATTGGACGCCTAGAGGAAAACCAGGCGGTATAAGTAAGAACAATCCTTCAGATGTAATCGTAGAAACTGATGCAGGTTTCATAGGTTATTCTAATAAGATATCTGCTGGAAAAGATATGACTCCTAAAATGAATGCATCTATCGTTGCTCAGTTTGAGAAACTAGGAGACAGTAGACAAGTTAAAACAATTCAGAAGTTTATAGATGACTCTATAGACTTTGCTATATCTACCATCAAAGACAAGACAGTTAAAAAAGAAGTTGTTGTCAAGTTTCAATCTGCTTTACATAGAGACAAATACACTGAAGGCGGTTCTAAGAAAAACTTTCATGCACTAGGAATATTGTTTACTAAAAACAATCTTAATTTTTATGCAGATGATTTTTACTATCCTTTCAGAAACAATCTCATTTCTCTAGTATCTAATCATTTTAAAACATCTTCGAACTTATTGTACATGTTAAACACAATGGGATACTATACATATCCAGATGCAAACGCTACGCCATGTCCATACAAATTATTAATAGGTTCTGAAAGCAGTTCAACAATCAAAGATGTTGGTTCAAACGAAGAACTAAAAGCATTGTTTTTAAATAAAGATGCCAGAAAATTGACAGGTATTAAAGTTGACTATACACAAGGTCAACAATCGTTTAGAGTTTCATTTACATTCAATAGAAAAAGTTATACATTGCCCATAACACTAAGAACAAGAAGTGCTGGTGGTTGGGCAGGAAAAGCACTATACATGTCATCATCAGGAATAATATAATGTATCAATTGGTAGAAGAAGCAAGTAAAGTATTACGAACACCACCAGAGTTATTTGACTTTGAGAAAAACGGAGACAAGGCACAAGAGATTGCCGATAAGATGTCTGAGGCAATGATCAAGTTTGGTGGCATAGGATTGTCTGCAAATCAGGTGGGTCTGAATGCAAGAATGTTTGTTATGAAAACAGAAGATAAAGGTATTGTACCTTTCTTTAATCCTGAACTTACTAAAGTCTCACAAGATACAGACATGATGAAAGAAGGATGTCTGTCATTTCCAGATATCTATCTAATGATAAAGAGATCAAAAGTGGTAGAACTTAGATACCAAGATGTTGAAGGCAACGAACAAACAATCATGTTAGAAGGACTTGCCGCTAGATGTGTTCAACACGAAATTGATCATCTAAATGGCGTCTTGTTTCTACAAAGAGCATCAAGACTTAAATTAGAGAGAGCATTAAAGTCAAGACCAAAAGAACAAAAGAAAAGACTTGAATTTGAAAAAAGAATGGCGATTGTCAGATATCTCAAAAAGATAGAAGATGAGAAGGCACAAAAGAATGAATCAGAAAGTGAAATTCCAGATCCTGTCAGTGAAACAAGCACTGAGTCTACAGGAAGCTAAATCTGTAATAGATTACCATATTGCAAATAAACATCTTAGATCGATAGGTGACGGTTCGGATTATCGTGCAATCAACAAAATTCATATAAAGAAACCTTACATTAGAGACACACTTAACCGATTAGAACAGATCGCAATCGGTGAAATTAAAAAACATACAGACGATACAGTATTCACCGAAATGTGTAATATAACTGAATGGTCTATCGGCGGTGTTCAAGAACCACATACAGATTTATATTCATCACATGAACTAAGAAATGAGGTCGAAAATGACGGTTCTCGAGCATGGACAGCAATTGTCTATCTCAATACTAATTATCGTGGAGGTAGAACATACTTTCCAAAATCTCAATACAATCCAGTAGAATACATACATAATCCACAACCACAGGAAATGATTCTCTTTGAAGGCATACATCATTTACACGGTGTAGAAAAAGTTCGTGGCAACAGTCGTCATACTATTGCAATCTGGTTCACCAAAAATCCTAAAAAGATAATGACTGATTTGATTACAGAGGATTTAAGTTTAGATCAAATTTCATTAAGATATCCTAAATGATAGATTTTTATGATGGCAATATCAACTCATTGCTCGAATGGATAAAAACAGACAAATATAAAACAGAACATGCGCCTGAACCATATTGGTCTTGGGTCTATGAAAGGTTGCCTGTAAAGTCAAACATTTCACATGGTTTAGGAAAAATGAATGAACAATCTCCATATTTTGGTGATTGGTCTATACCATATCCACATGTACATACACGAAGTATGAAGTGGGATCCAAAAGTTTTCACCATTCTCACATATCTTGTTGCACCAGAAAAGGGTGGTGAATTTGCATTAGGCGGTTTAAGTCCTAATGATCCATATCAAGATATCACAATCAAACCTGGACTTACCATAGGTTCTTATGCAAATATATGGCATGGGGTAAGACCAGTTCTCAAAGGCGAAAGAATCGTACTATTTACGATAGGTCATCCCTAAACCATTGATCCTATAAGGTTTTTTAGGGGTTGACAATAGACCTCTTTTTTTGTTATCCTATACACATGATAAGAAATAAAAAAGGAGATAAATTATGAGTCATTTTTCAAACGATTTAATTGCCGATAGAGCAATGTCAGATGCAATCGATCTAGTCGATACATTTTCAAACATGAAAGTCAGACAAGTTTTACATCTAAACTTTGGTATGATGATACCAATGTGGAAACAAGACTTGTCAAAAGAAAGAGATTGGTTGATCGATAAATTAGCAAATCAATTCTTTGCAGAAGCAATGGAAAGACCTGGTCCTCACGGCTAGGGGTTGACAATAGACCACATTTTTTGATACCATTATATTATGAATGAAAATCTAAGAACACAAAAAGACAATCTTGCCAAATTAATGGCAACCGAAAATTTAACAATCGTGCATAGGAAAGTTCCTACTGCATACTTTGATATTAAGAATAGGGTACTTTGTTGTCCAATCCTCAAAGATGACCTTTCTCCTTATCTCTATGATTTATTCATGGGTCATGAGGTTGGACACGCCCTACACACTCCATTAGAAGGACTTCACTCCACTATTAAAGAAAACAGAACACTTAAAGGTTATCTTAATGTTATAGAAGATGTTAGAATTGAAAGAAAGATTAGAGACAAATTTTCAGGTCTTAGAAAGTCTTTCTTTAAGGCATACAATGAACTTATGGATATTGACTTCTTTGGAATTAAAAAAAGAAACATACAAGAACTGTCTCTTATCGATAAGATCAACCTGATCACAAAAGTTGGTTCTAGAGTTAACATCAAATTAACAGACGAAGAACAAGTCTTCTTAGATAAGGCACTTGCTGTTGATACATGGGAAGATGTAGTATCAGTTGCACAAGAAATTTATGAGTGGTCAAAAGAGAATGAGACCAGAGACGAAAATGATGAATCAATCAAAACTTTGATGGACAATTTAGAGATCGAAGAAGACGAAGAACTCGACTCTTTTGAAGAAGACTATAGTGAAACAGATGGAACAGATTCAGACGAAGATTACGAAGATGATGAAGATGTAGAAGACTACTTTAACGATCCTGATGATACTCTTCCAGATTTAGATGAAGAATTAAAAGAAACTGGTTCAACTCAAAACGATAGAAGTGGTGGTAGATATGATGATGAAGATGGCGCTAGAGAGTCATTAACAGAACATAATGCTCATAACAATGAAGATATGTTCCAATCAGAAGACAATCACATTAGAGTTCAAAAAGATTTAAGAGAATTTTTCAACTCAGACTTCATGAAAAATAATGAATTTGTTGTCTCTTATAAAACTCTTTTAAAAGACCTTGATGAGTGGTTTGCGGAAAAAGAAAACAGAACTTACAATTACTCTTACAATATGAAAGACATTCAGAGATTAGCGCTTGTTACTGCCAAAAAATTAGAAAACAGAAACAAAAAGTTAGTCATGCATATGGCAAAAGAATTTGAAATGAGACAGACTGCCTTGAGAAGTGCCAAGGCACTTACTGGTAAAACGGGTCAACTTAATATGAATAAACTTGCCAAGTATCAGATTGTTGATGATGTATTTAAAAGGGTTACTTATCTTCCAGATGGTAAGAATCATGGTGTCAATGTTTTAGTTGACTGGTCTGGTTCAATATCAAGGGAAGTTTGTGATCTCTTAGAACAAGCTATCATTCTTACAATGTTCTGTAGAAAAACAAATATACCACACAGAGTTTATCTTTTCTCAGATCAGTATTTAAAAGGTTTTGATGATTGGGGAAGAGGTTCAGAATGTTTAGTAGAATTGTTCTCAGATAAACAATCAAACAAAGACTTCTACAGTGTGTTAAAACTTGTTTCTCATATCTGGAACAATTTTAGATTCGACAATGCTTCTTGGAGAGGCATTGATAAATTCTTAGATCAATGGAAAACTTGGTACAACGAAGACTTCAAAGGTTATGAGGACGATAGATGGTTACAAATTCCATTTAATTATACTTTGCCTAATCGTTTAAGTCTTGGTGGTACACCTCTTAACGGCGCTTTGATCTACATGAGAAAACTCCTTACAGAGTTCAACAAAAACTACAGCATTGAGAAGTCAATTTTGACAGTGATTACTGATGGTGAAAGTCATCAAACTCCAATACTGAAAAATACAGACGAAGAAACTAAACAAATTAACGAACAAATAGATCCAAATGATGAGTATTCTTATAGAACTAGAGAGAAAAGCGAACTTATTGATCCATATAACAGAAGAGTTTATCTAGTATCTAGTAATGGGTTTTACAATTTTGACAGAACACAAAACCTATTAGAGTGGATTTCTGATTCATGTAATACAATCAATACAGGTTATTTCATAATTAGTAAAAAACATGAAGCATTAGACATACTAGAAAAATCAGGTGTGCCTGGCAATTACAGAATTCATGAGGACGATTGGGCAGATATTAGAAAGTTTGGTAAAGTTTACTCAGTCAAGGGTTATAACAAACTGTTTATCACCACTTCAAACAATTTATCAGTGCAAGATAATGATGAATTAGACAACGATCTAATTGATGCCACAAAGGCAAAAATAAGAGGCGCTTTTCTGAAAAATCAGAGAGGCAAAGTAAGTTCAAGATTTTTAACTAATGAGTTTATTAAGGAGATAGCATAATGGAAACATTAAAAGTAGATATGGATTATCATTGGGGAGGCCCAAATGAGTATAGTAAATTTGCAGATGCAATTGCTGAAATAGGTCCAAGTCCGTGTATGAAGTTCGATTGCGAAAGAAAAACAGCATGTGCGGAAGAAGGAGTTGAATGCAAGGCATTCAGATTTTGGGTCAATAATGGATCATTGTCAACGATAAGAAAGGTCAATGGTAAGAAAACCGAAGTATCCATTGAAGAGGATTGCACAAGAATTTTGAGAATTTGTGAATAAAAAGGTTGACAGTAGGTACACTTTTTTGATAGGATGGACACATGATGAGATATAAGAAAAATAAAGGAGGCTGCTTATGACTTTATCCGTAGGTGATACTGTGACTATTAATGGTCAGAATATCAAACTTCAAGCCAACAAGATTCAGTTTTTACAAGAACTATCTGAGGCATATCCAGACCAAACGGTCTTTTCAAAGGAAGAACTAGATAATTTTGGTTCTACTCCTTATTGGGTTTACTCTAAAAAATATCCTTTTAGAGCAAACGATGATGCAACCATTTTTGATTTAACACCACTCATGTCTAGTGGTTATAAATCAGTGCCAGTTCCAAAGGCAAAAATGTCTGTTGTAATTCCTGCAAAAAAACCCTCGAATATGCCAGTCGCTGCTCAGACTCAGACACTTAATGTCTTAGAAGACAATGTTAAAATTGTTCCAGAAAAGATGTCTAACTATGTTCCGTTTGGTCACTTCAAAGATGTGGAGAATATCATCAGTTCTAAGATATTCTTTCCAGTTTTTGTGACTGGTCTTTCAGGTAACGGTAAGACACTTATGATCGAACAAGTGTGTGCTAAGTTGAAGAGAGAACTCTATAGAGTTAACATCACTATTGAGACAGATGAAGACGATCTAATGGGTGGTCATACTCTAGTCAATGGCAACATTGAGTTCAGAGAAGGACCTGTTCTCAAAGCAATGAGAAAAGGCGCTGTTCTTCTCTTAGATGAGGTTGATCTTGGTTCAAACAAATTGATGTGTTTACAATCTGTCTTAGAAGGCAAAGGTTACTTGATCAAAAAAACTGGTGAGTGGGTAACACCTGCTGAAGGTTTCACAGTTCTTGCTACTGCAAACACCAAAGGTCAAGGTTCAGAAGACGGTAAGTTTATCGGTACTCAGATTATGAATGAGGCGATGCTTGAGAGATTTGCAATCACTATGCAACAAGAATATCCACCAGTAAACATTGAGAGAAAAATTCTCTCTAAAGAAATGGAGTTGACTGGCGATGTTGATGTAGAATTCGTTGAGAAACTTGTTGATTGGGCAGATATCATTAGAAAGACTTACTACGAAGGCGCTATTGATGATGTTATCACAACAAGAAGACTTGTTCACATTGTCAATGCATTCAGAATGTTTGGTGACAAACTCAAGTCTATTCAAATGTGTATCTCAAGGTTTGACGAAGAAACCAGAAATGCAGTTCTAGACCTCTATTCTAAAATAGATTCTGGAGTTGATCTAAATGCAGAAAACCCTGTTGACGAAAACTCTGATTCAGACTATAATGATCAAGATGAGTATATTTAAGAAAAAAATCGACTACAAATATAATGAGGACAATCTTTTGAAAGAATTGTCCTCTTATATTGATCGAACTTATGATCAACATTACTCATTAAACAAATACCAGTCCACTGAATTTATTATTGACAGTGGTCATGGAGAAGGATTTTGTATCGGAAACATAATGAAATATGCACAACGATACGGAAAGAAAGGCGGCAAGAATAGGGCAGACTTATTAAAAGTTTTGCACTATGCTTTGTTTATGTTACATGTTCATGATAAACAGGAGGCTGAAAAGTGATGAAAATTAGTAACGATACTAGAAATATCCTAAAGAACTTTTCCACTATTAATAGTGGAATCAAAGTGAAAGAGGGTAATAAGTTAGAGACAATCTCTAACATGAAAAATATACTTGCAGTTGCAACTGTAAGTGAAGACTTCCCAAAGGAGTTTTCAATTTATAACCTACCAGAATTTTTGGGTGCGACATCTTTGATGGAAGATCCAGATTTTCAATTTGGTGATGCAAGTCTGACTATTGCAGATAACAGTTCTGCTATGTCTTACTTCTATGCAAGTGATGGAATGGTAACTTCACCTGAAAAGATGGTGACAATGCCAGACTCAGAGGTCAAAATTGATATCTCATCACAGCTGCTATCTGATCTAAATAAAGCAGCTAGTGTTCTAAGCGTAAATGATCTAGTCTTAGAAAGTGATGGTACTAAAATGACACTCACTGTAAAAGATAAGAAGAATGCTACATCTAATACATTCTCTAGGATTGTAGGTGAAGGAAATGGTGTGAAATTCACATTCAATTTCAAAATTGAAAATCTAAAAATCTTAGATGGTAACTATGAAGTATTTGTTTCTTCAAAAGGAATCTCAAACTTCAAAAACAAAGATGTAGATTTAGAGTATTTTATTGCACTGGAACCAGATTCAAAATACAATGTGTAACATATATATTAGTGTGAGTAAAGTTCCAGTCTCTGCTCTACTCTCGGGAGTGACTCAATCTCATCATCTTAGGGTGTGTCACACTCAGAACTCGGTGGGGAGTTCTGTCTTATGAAAAACGAATTTTTATTCGTAGAAAAGTATCGTCCTCAAACAATTGAGGACACGATACTTCCTAAACCAATCAAAGAGACTTTCAAAGAATTTGTAAAACAGGGTGAGATACCTAACTTACTATTATGTGGTTCTGCAGGTGTCGGTAAAACAACAATCGCAAAGGCACTTTGTAATGAGTTAGGTGCAGACTTCATTGTGATCAATGGTTCAGATGAAGGCAGACTCATAGATACACTCAGAACAAAGATCAAAAACTTTGCATCAACTGTTTCTCTTAGTGGCGGTCCGAAAGTAGTTATACTTGACGAAGCAGATTACATATCTGCTGACTCAGTACAACCTGCACTCAGAGGATTTATCGAAGAGTTTAGTTCTAACTGTAGATTTATCTTCACTTGTAATTACAAGAATAGAATTATTGAACCTCTACATTCACGAACAACTGTTGTCGATTTCTCATTAACACCAAAAGACAAACAACTACTTGCAGGACAGTTTCTTACAAGACTCATATATATCTGTAAAGAAGAGAACATCAAGTACGATCATAAAGTTCTTGCTGAACTTATACTCAAGTTTTTTCCAGATTTTCGTAGATGTTTAAATGAAGTTCAAAGATATGGTGCAAGTGGTGTAATTGATAGTGGTTTATTATCTACACTAACAGAAGAAAAACTAACACCACTTATCGATATGATAAAAGATAAAAACTGGTCAGGCATGAGAAAGTGGGTTGCACAAAACTCAGACAATGATTTCAATACACTTTATCGTAAAGTGTTTGATGCACTTGAAAGTAGATTAGAACCTAGTTCTATACCTGCTTCCGTTTTACTGATCGCAGACTATCAACACAAGGCTGCATTTGCAATGGATTCTGAAATAAACTTTGTTGCTTGTTTGACAGAGATTATGTCAGAATGTAAATTTAAAGGAGACTGATATGGGACAATATGATGATAAAGTGGAGAGACAGAGACTTCTCTTACAAGCAGAGAAGTGGGCAAAAGAAGTTGATGGCATTCATGCACATTCTCTTAGTAGCATGTGGTACGACACAAGACCACAAGACACAGAAGATGGTAAAAGTGTTATTGATGTTCAATACAATAGTGGTCTTATCAAAAGAACTTGTAATGATGGTGCAGTCGTTTACTTTGGGGAAGAACTCAAAGGTGACGAACTTGTGTCAGAGTATGTCAGAAGAAAGGCACCAACAAGAACACAACAAATTCTTAGTTAATGTCTAAAAGAAATCCCTTTGACTTTGTAAAGTCAGTTTCTTATGACAAAAAAGATATCATGGTTGATGATATCGAAGAAAAATCATATCAACCATTTTTAACAAACAAAGCATTATCTTACCACCAAGATTCGATCTTTTTCGCAAATGAAATGAATGTTAGGCATGGTCTGGACAATCGTCTTCAATACTCTTTTTATCTAAATACCCTTAGAAAAAGGCAAAGATTTTCTACATGGAATAAACCATATATTAGTAAAAAACTTGATGCCATACGAGAGTATTATCAGATAAGCACCAGAGAAGCTAAAGATTATGAAAATTTATTATCTGATAAACAGTATCGTGAATTGAAAAAAAGAATGAATACTGGTGGAAGTAATGAATGAAATAGAATCACAAGTCGCAGATTTAGTAGAAATCACCTTTGAAAAGGAAGATGATTTTCTAAAGATCAGAGAAACCCTATCCAGAATAGGCGTCGCTTCAAGAAAAGAACAAGAATTATATCAATCGTGTCACATATTGCACAAGCGTGGAAAATACTACATTGTGCATTTCAAAGAACTCTTTAAGTTGGATGGTAAACCCACCAACATTGATGAAAACGATATTGCAAGAAGAAATACGATAGTATCCCTTTTAGAGCAATGGAGTTTAGTTAAAGTGGTAGACTCTTCTAAGATAGTGGAACCAAAAGCACCATTATCTCAGATTAAAATTATACCACATAAAGAGAAGAATCAATGGAATTTAATCACTAAATACTCCATTGGTACAAATAAACCATAATTACTTGGTTTTAAAAAAGGAGGAAAATTATGTTTCAAGGCATAATCGACTTCGTTATGGGAATCTGGAATTTATTAATGATAGTTCCAGTTGTTATATCAATTTGTAGTGTTATTGTCGCTATGACACCAACACCACATGATGATAAACTATGGGCTAAAGTCTATAAGTGGTTGGAAGTTTTAGCACTTGCAATCGGTAAAGCGAAAGACAAGAACCCATTGTTAGATAAATAACTTATAAAAGTTAGGAGTAAAATATGGACTTTGTAATATTTGTTGTTATTGTTGCTGTGATCGCCTTCTTTGTTTGGAAAAAGGACAAAGAACCAAAGAGTTCTATTACTGTATCAGTCGATAGAAATAATAACTCAGTAGTTTCAAAGACTGAACTTAAGAAATTAACTAAAGTTCAGTTACTAGAAATGGCGGATAAACAGAACCTGAATGTTAAAAGATCAGGTTCTAAAGCAGAGGTGATTAACGAAATCCATTCTCAGCTTAAGTAACTAACAACTAACTTGACCTAAAAGGGGACTTTATGTCCCCTTTTTTTATAAATAGTAGTGTATGGAATTTGTATTTGAATTGATAACTGAATTGGGGTTTCCAATTGCAATAGCGATGGTCATGGGTTTCTTCATATTCACTATCATTAAACAAATCTTACAAGGTATAGTTGACAACATTCAGACGCTTACCATGTTCTGTAAGTCATTAGAAAATCGTGCAAGAACTATGTCAAACGAAATGATAAAGATTGACATGTTGGTATCATCTGCATTGGAGTTGAGACCTGATATCGAAAGAGTTGCTCGAGCAGAGAACTTTATCGAAGACGGTAAACTAGATGTGAGAAGAGATTAATGGAAGAATTAGATATTGTATCTCTGGTCTCACAATATGGATTTCCAATTGTTATGGCAGTTGGTCTAGGATACTTTATATACTATGTGTGGTGGTTCATTGGTGAACACATAGAGCCCGAAATTGAAAAGATGCATTTTGCATTGATAAGAGTTATAGATCAAACAAGAATGTTAGACCAAGACCTTATCAGACTACAACAAAAAGTAAATGTAGTCCTTGAATATAGAGAAAATCAAAAAAAGATGGGCGGTAAAAAAACCAATGAAAAACTTCAAACTTAGTATATTATTATTAGTCGGAACATTACAAGCATCTCCCTTAGTACACGATTTCAAAAATCCATCCTTTAGTGGAATTGGAACAGGTGCTCACTATCTAACCATTGAGAACCAAGAGTTCTCTCGCAAGAAACAAATTGAAGATGCTCTTGAGTCTGCAAGAAAGGCTGCTGAAAGAGAAGAAGAAAATACAACTCTTGCAAAATTTATTCGTAACTTAGAAAGTAGAATCTATGCTCAGTTTGCAAAACAACTTGTCGAGTCAATGTTTGCAAATGACAACCCAGCAGGATTTGGTTCGTTTGTTTTAGAAGGCAATACAGTTACATGGGAAGTTGTAACAAGTGAAGATGGTTCAGAATGGATCAAACTTACTGTAGTTGCAGAAGACGGAACATCTACTGAAATAACAATACCTGTTGGTACAGGTAACTTCTCACAAGATCCTGATTTGGGTGGCGATGGTGGTTAGATTACTATTAGCACTCACTATATTGATTAGTGGGTGTGCATCAATACCTAGATTCACAAACGATCCACAAGAATGCAATCCTGCAACTTGGGGACCAGAGTACGACCACGACTTATTAAATTATGCTCGTGCTGCTGGTAGAACATTTGAAAGAGCAATGCCTTTCATATGTGTAGAGGATCCAGAGGTTGTAAAATTACCAAGTTACATTAATCTTTTACAATTGCCAGCTGCAAAAGAAAAACCGATAGTTGCAGTCTATCAATTTTTAGATAAGACAGGTCAGAGACAACCTTCAGATAACATTGCAACATTTTCTACTGCAGTTACACAAGGTGGTTCAGAAATGGTTATTGATGCATTGAAAACTGCTGGTCAAGGTTCTTGGTTTAGAGTAGTTGAAAGAACAGGCATAGACAATCTTGTTAGAGAGAGACAAATCATTCGATCTGCAAGACAAGAATATGCAGAATCAACAGGAGAAAATCCGCAAGGTTTACAACCCTTATTGTTCGCAGGTATGATCATAGAGGGTGGTATAATTGGTTATGATGCCAATGTGCAAACAGGTGGACGAGGCGCACGGACACTTGGTATTGGTATGGCGAGACAGTATAGACAAGATGTTGTTACTGTCAGTATGAGAGCCGTTTCGGTTCTAACAGGTGAAGTATTATTAAATGTCCAGACACGAAAGACTATATTGAGTTACGGAGGCGGTGGAGATATTTTTAGATTTATCGAAGACGGAACTCAACTTATAGAATTCGAAGATGGTGTGACAAATAATGAATCGGTGACTTTCGCAGTACGAACTGCCATTGAGGCAGCCGTGCTAGAATTAATCTACCAAGGGCACGATAGAGGCTTTTGGGTTATAGAGGGGTATAACGAAAATGAATAAACTAATTAGTTTAATTATATTATTAATGTCGACATCTTTTGTTTTCGCACAAGCCACCGATGATAACGAAATAAAGATCACTCAAACTGGTGATACTCTTGCTTTGTACATAGACCAAATAGGTTTTGGAAACAAAGTGGGTGGTAACGATGGTTCTTCTGGAACTTTGTCTTCAATGACAATCACTGGTGCAAGTTTAAATTTTAATTTAGACTTTTTGGGTGACCAAAACATTTTGTTTGGACCTGTAGTCGCAGATAGTTCAACTTATCTAATAGACATAACAGGAGACTCAAACGAGATCGATTGGAACATTGGTTACATCGGATCAGCAGATAGTTCAGATATTAACTTTGATATCACAGGTGATTCAAACACCTTTGATTTAGATCAAGGTTATGTCGCTAGTGCTGAGAGATTAGATGCAGACTTGATTCTAATCGGTAGTTCAAATATTTTTGACATTGATTGGGAAGCAGATGATATAGTTTGGAACTTTGATATAACAGGTGGTTCAAACAATATTAATACGCTTCAAAATGACGGTGCAGGAAGTATCACTTTCACACTTGATGGAGATAGTGCTGATATAGATATCACACAGATATCTGGTACATGTAGTCCTTCAAATGCTTCATGTGCATCACCTAACGGTATCATTGTTTTAGATGTAACTTCAGATAATGCAGTCATTCAACTTACACAAAAAGATTCGACTAACGATTCTTAATATTTTGTTGATCGGTGGGGTTGTTTATGGCAACCCCATTGGTGACATTGTAGAATCTACTGGCATTGGAACTATCACTCGAAATGCAGAGAATGTGGGTAACAATGTCGGTCTAGATATACTTCTCAATGACGAAGCGAGAACTGGCGCAGGCCGAATGAAAATCGTCTTCTTAGATAATGAAGTACTTGACATGACAGAAAATACATACGCTTATATTGACGAAGCGTATTACGATCCTAATCCAGACTTATCAAAAATGTCAATACGAATGGTGCAAGGAACAGCACGATTCACCTCAGGTGCAGGTTTACGAATCAACAAAGCAAATGTAGATGTATCGACACCTACTGCTAACATTACTATCAAGGGAACCGATTTCACAACAACTATAGATGAAATAGGAAGATCACTCATCATACTTCTGCCAGATGCAAATGGAGAATCATCAGGAATAATTGAAGTAAATAATAATGGTGGCACAATCACACTAGATCAAGCATATCAGGCAACCATGGTATCATCATTTGATACACCACCAACTGTACCAGTTACAGTAAACAATATAACACCTTCTATGATTGACAACATGTTCATTGTCAACCCACCTTCAGAAGTGAGACAGGCAATAGAAGATCAAGCAAGAAACGATTTAGATTCAGATCAAGGCATACTTGATGTTGACTTCTTAGAGTTCAACGAACTAGAACAAGATGCACTTGCAGATTCGGAAGAAAATTTAGAGTTCTCAGAACTAGACATAGACATGTTAGGTGTTGATTTTCTTACAGACTTATTAGATGTAGTAGAAGAACTTACGAAGACTACAGTGACACTAGGAGACACTCAGAGTGGTGCAGGCAATGTAGGAACAGTTACCCTTGAAGGTGCATCAATAGGGTTCAACCAAGACTCTCAGTATAACATATTTGTACAAGATGGTGATTTGTACTTCTATAGAAACATCAATGGTGTTATTGAAATCATCATTACAGGAGACAGTTCAGGTTCATTATCAACAAATGTCGAGGGTTATTCAGGTATCATTAAGTTCGGTACTGGCGACCCCACAATCAATATAGTAATCAATCAATCTAACTAAATACCACATGGAGGTAATTTTATGAATTATTTACACAAACTCATTGATTGGCATCGAGGCAAACTATACAACTTTGAAAAAAGTTTAGGTCTTGATTCTTATCATATGATGTGGTTGGCATTCTTAGAGGGTGTCGTTTTAGTATTATTACTTCAATGGATTTTTTAAGTAAAAAATCAAACAAAGATAGTCCACTCTTATTAATAGGGTGGGCTATCCTCTTATCTTATTGTGGTCTTATTTTTGCAGACGACAATGTAATCAACATTCAAACACCAACTGCATCTGATAATCTAGACCTTACAGTTGAACAACAAGGGTTTGACCAAGAGGTTTATTTTTCAATCGGTGGTGCAGATAACACCATAGACATACTTCAAACAGGTGCTAACAATACAGTCAAGTGGACTGATACATGGGGTTCAGGTTATAATTGGGGTGGTGATTTAGATGGAACTGATAATGT